AGCTTCGGTAACTGCTACGCGCTTAGTATCTGTCTGCACTAGGTAAAGTGTGTTGCCGTTGTTCACTATGATGTCTTCTACTATGCCAGCCTCTAGTCCTACGGACACGGCTGTGCCTATTGTCGGCTTCATTTAATTTCCTTTTTCCACTCGTCAATACTTAATACTGTAAAATCTGCTTCTGTATCTTCTGGTTGAACCATACTTTCTAATTGACTTTGTGAGCAGAAATAAAATACATTATCTTCACGCATACCAGACTTAGGCAAAACATAATCGTCTTCGTCCCAACCTTCAGGTAAATCCTCAAAAGAAAAGTAATTTCCCGAAACTTCGCTAGGGTCTGGATCGTTCCAGCGTATCGTGCAATACGCGCCTACAATTTCACTCATCACATACTCACCTTTACGATCTCATAGCTCTCAAAATCCAAGTCAATAGAGTTCAAGCAAGCGTAACTGTAATTAGTCAGAATGGCTAAAACTGTTCCCTCTTCTTCGTCTTGCCACATAACTACCGCACCGTCTACTAGGTCGCGGTCATACCACATACCCATTTCTACTGCGCTAGGAATTAGCGTGTCGTGCTCTAAGTCTTGCCGTATCTTTATCTTTGTAACCATTATGCACCTACCTTTGGTGTTGGTGCGTGACTAGTAATAGTCATTACACATCTTGGATCTTCTGTAAAAAACTTCATAACACAATAATCGCAAGTGTCTTTAGTCTTACTACTTACCGTAGCTCCACACTCTTCACAAGTGTATTCTTCTATCGTCATTTCCTTATCCTATCTTTCGTTGTGTATTCATTGTGCCACCGTGACACAGTGAAATCGTACCATACGCTACCGACAGTTATGTCGCATAGCTATTACTTGCGTGTCGCGCATGTTGTATGGGCTGTCTGACCGTAGCCCTGTCTGATCGCAGTCTAGGCATGTCCACTCCCACTGTCTCCACTCATAGATATAGCGGTAGGTCAGTGGTAGGTTTGCCATTAGTAACCCCTAACTATTGTTTGCTCTGGCTTCAGGTAAGTATCCCAAGCCTGTGTCCACTCGCCCGTGTCTGGGTCTAACCTGTAATGGTCTTCACCTAGTTCTGCTGTGCTTGCTACTTCATCTAGCACCCAATTAGTGCTATCTTCTAACGCTAGGTCTTGTGCCTCTGCGAGAGTGTCAGCTTCGATCTCTACATCATAGATATCGGTCACGACTATTGTTACCTTGTATTTCATTTTAGTTTCCTATCCTGTTCGGTCTGCCATTGTCAAGCGTGGGCGACCAGTCCTCACGCGACACCCCGAAGGGTGTTTCGGCTAGTCAGCTACCGCCTGTACCCACTTTGCGGTTGGGCGATCCCAATCCCAGTTATCCCAGAACAAGTAAGCGGGGTTGGTGTTGCTTTCGCAGTTCTCGTTGGTACAAGTCCTAGCAACCATTAGTCGGTAGAAGTCTGACCCGCATAATGGGCAGTTATTGTAGCTGTTCGATTTGCTTTCCATTTCAGTTTCCTATCTTGTATGTTTTCTTAAAAGACTTTACAGCTTCGCTTTCACTGTGACCGTACCACATAAGGGTTACAGTCTGCCCCTCGACAATGCCCGACACATACCAAGCACCAGCGGGATCGTACTTTGTTGTTAGTTCCATTTCTTGTTCCTATCCACTAAACCTACTTGGTCTAGTAATTCCATTGTACCACACTTGTCAAATCGAGTCGGTAACTCAATGTTTCTCGGCGTGTCACTTCCAGCTATTCGGATAACTTTTATCGTCACCGACAAACTCACCCAACACCACATAAAGCCACCGTAGCTGTTCCCAGAAATTGTGACTATCACTATCGCTAGTATCAGGATTGACAAACTTGTCTATGCTGTCCATGACCACATCGTAAGTTTCGTAATACGGGTCTGCGTCTTCCTGTTTTGCCAAAAATTCTGCCACGATCCGTCTTGCGCCTTCATCTGTAAAATCAGTCATTTTTTTTGTTTCCTATCTGTTAGTAGGGATTATTCCCTGTTGGTACTATCTTTAGCGAGCTTTGAGTATTTGTCAAGTATTTCGTAAAACTTTTCTATAGGGCTTATTGACCCTGTAATTACATCTAGCAAAGTGTCAAACAATACCGCTTCGTAAGCGTAATTATTTCTTACTTGCTTGTCGGTTGTCTTGTCTGCCAAATTGTCCAGATATTCAATAATCTGTGAAGGAGACACGCCATACTTTTCTTCACGCCGTTATAAACCAGATCCAAGTCAATCATTGCGCGTCACCCTCGCTTACCATAACGATTATGTCCTGTTCCCAAGCCTTCTTGGTAATAAAGTACCCGATAGCGGGGCTTGCTATGCCATTGACTACTGCTGTGCCGTTCTCGTAGTCAATGTATGACCACACATGATTAGGTAACACCAAGTTCACATAACATACGGCTTGAAAGTCCTCGCCATAAGTCTCGAACATAGCACCCTGACCGTCCTTGTCTTGCCATGCCGAACCTTCAGGGTCGTGCGGGTTGATAACTAGCGCATATTCTTCTTGCCAAGTGTCGCCGTCTAATAGTGTCTTCATGCCTCTGTCCTGTCCTCTAGTCGTGTGCTATCTACCCACGCCTCGCCGTTGCCGTCCACTACCTCTACGAGATAGCGGGTATTGCCATAGGCACGCTTACCGTCTTTCAATCTAACCGCTACCTGAAAGTTCTCGATAGTGAGTAGTTTCGTCTTACCTAGTTCTTGCGATAGTTCTAATGCGCTCATTTTGCTGTTTCCTGTTCTGTTAGTTGTTGTAGTTCTTCTTCGTAGTGATCGGCTAGTTCTTCTAGCGCGTACCACACACCCATTATGTCGGTATCTTGCTGTGCTTGTCTAACCTCTGCGAGCTTCTGGCGTGTCTCGTTTAGTGTTGTCATTAGTTCACCCATACATTCTGGCACTCACCGCAGATACCGTCACGGTAATATTCTTGGTCGTTGATTTCGTCACACTCTAGGCACTCGATTTCCTCTGCGAGAATCAAGTCGGCAGACAAGCCCCTGAATGAGACGCTGTCGCTAATCTCGCCCGCGCTGTCTACCCATACCTGAACGAAGAACGGTTCGGAATACCACCCGTTAGCGCGGGCAACGCTCGCCCACTTGGCGCGATGTGTCTCGATGTCTTTTGTTGTCATTGTCCTATCCTGTCCTATTAGTTGATATCTAGATTGACTGCCTGAAAGATGTCGCTCTCGTGCGACTCGTTCAAGTCTCTTGCCTCTTCGATTGCATCGCGTTCGCTTGTCCACAGGCTACAGATTAGCCAATCCCCGCCGATACTCTCTTCCTCGTTGATTACTGCCCACACGCTTGATATGTTGAATCTTGCCATTGTTCTATCCTTTCATTTCCTGCTTGAATTGTGCGAGTGCCTCGCGCTTGCTGTAACCAAAATAGACTCGCGTCACCAAGTACCCGCCGATTATGTCGGACACTTTCCACGACCCATTGACCTGATTCTGTCTGATTGTTGGCTCTAGTTTCATTATTTGCCCCCTAGTGCGAACCACAAGCCCGTGAACAGTGCCCACGCGACTAGCCCCGCGCCTAGTGATTGTACGGCTAGTAGTAGCAGTTCCCCGCGCTCTGTGAGCCTGTAGCTTTTGTAATTCCGATCTCTAGCCATTACTTGCCCCCGTCCTTGCAACAAGGGAACTCGCAACAATCCGTGCAGTATGCTTCGTTGTCTTGCATTGAGTTCTGGCAAGCATATTCCGCTAGGTTGTTCGGGCATAGCCCGCAAGATGTGGCGGATAGTTCCTGTTCCGTGTAATCGGCTAGGTGCTTAATCATTAGATGCCCCCGCGTAAAGTTTGCTAGTGTCGAACACTGCCTCATTATGAGGCAATCGGCGCACCCAACAATTACCGTCTATGACCTGACTAGGCAAGTCTTTAGCAGTCTCTAGTAAGCCCTCTAACTTTAAGAACCCGTAAGCCTCACAATCTTCTTCTAGATAGATAACACTATTTTCATCGTCAATATATCCGAATCCTGTCCCGTAATTCCACGCTCTAGGGTAATCGTGCAGTGAAACTGCTAACCACCCGTGCCCGCTATCTTGTATGAATCTCATTACATATCCTCGCAATCGTGACCATAGAACCATTCGCCCGCATCGTCCTCGTCTAGTAAGTCGAACACTCGTTCGCACTCTACGCACTTCGCTTTAGTCTGAATCTTCATTCTTGTTCCGTCCAATCTTCAATAATGTCTGTTGTCCAACAGTTGCCGTCTTCTGTGAAGTCATCGGCTAGCCATTCGCGCACAATTGCCTCTGCCTCTTCGAGGCTATTAGCCTCTACCGTGTCGCTATAATCGGTCACCCGTTGCGCCGTGACGAAGAATTTTGCCATTAGTCTGCCTCACATTCGCACTCGATAGGGTTGTTGTCGCAGTCTTCGCAGTTGTCTAGCATGTCTAGCCAATCATAGAATCCGACACGGAACGCGATAGGGTCGCACTCTTGCAACACATACGCGGGCTCGTACTGCATACCGAAGATGCTAACAAGTTCGGTTGAGTCGTTCAGGTCTTCCTTGTATAGTTCGAGCAGTTCATACTCTTCTAACTTTGCCATTGTCTTAGTTTCCTATCTGTTGTAGTTGTGGGCTAGGTAGCCCGCCCTGACACCTTACACCTAACAGGGGCAAGGGGTCAAGACGCAATACCTAGCGGTCTTTCAGGATTCCGAACGCGATGATAAAGGCGAACAGTGGGACGAATCCGACATATTCCGAATTTAGGAACGAGTGCAACATCTTTACACCTCCTCGTCCTTCTTGTCGTCTGCCCCGAAGATGAAGACGAAAGGCAGTGCGCTAAAAGTGAATACGGCTAGCGCGTAAATTCCAATCTCTAGTGCTCTCATTTTTTTAGTTTCCTATCTGTTATAGTGGGTTATCTAGACGAGTTCGAAAGATTCAACAACGGGCACAGATAGCGGTGAAGATTCTGTCCACATGTTCCAATGGCTTGCAAGAATCTCGACTGCTTTCGCGTGGCTATGGCACTCGAATGTGTAAGTCTGTCCATTTACTTTCATTACTAGTGAATTCATTTTCCCTGTTCCTATCTGTCTTAGTTGCCCCTATCTGGTGCAATAACTCAAGTAAATCACACCCTTTAGGGGTTGTCAAGTCGAAATGACCATTTTTGATAACGATTTGATAACGGTTAGGTGAACATTAGGTGAACAACAATTCACAGGTTATCCACAAAATTAGCCTCTATCACATCTGCAGACAGTTGTCAAGCCGACACGCAGAAGAATTCTATAATGTGACGAAGACCACAATTAGAACATTTGTTCGAATCAGGTAGAGGGCTGTCAATGGGTCAGGGAATAGTAGCGGGTCACATAACTGCCCACCATGTAACAACACGCAACAACTAGGCGTTATCTGTTGCTATGTGGTGGCAATTGCTTGTTATTTGTTGTTGCTTGTGTGTGGCTATTGCAAAGTCTTTGCAGTTGCAAGCCAGAGCAAGGCAACGACCCAGCCCTTTTTAATACAGCGTAACGTATCATTTTACTATCTACCAAAAGAATTTTTCTAAAGTAACTCCGCACACAAAATGCTTACAAATAAAGGACTTTTATTGTTGATCTAAAAATAAATAGATAAATTTTAGTAAAGTGCGGGATAAAGCTTGTTTATTCGCCCTTAGTATTAGTGAGGGGTTTTAATTACTTGAAACCCCGAACCTACGTTTACACTTCGGTTCGCGAAGCCTAAAGCGTAGCGAACAAGTAACAATAACCTCTATGGCAGTCGGTTATTGTGTACTACTAAATAACTCTAGTTTTGTTACCAAGGTCTTAACCCAAGGCTACTACTAATGTCGGCTTTCTCCTGGGGTCGAAGCCGAAGGGATGTTATGGCTACTTCACCGAAGAGAAACTCGCAACACCGTACCGTTGGAACTATGTCAGCTGACGATGCCAAGGTACGTTTGCTGGAACTGTTAGAAGACGGCTTCAGCGTCGCTGACGCTTGTGCCGGCGTAAACAAATCTGAAAAGACTTATTACTATTACATCAACTCTGATCCAGAGTTCTCCCGTAAGGTCAAACTCCTACGGGCGATTCAGGCCCGCAAGGGACATGTGTCGGACGAGGACAAGGGAATCTCCTTCAAGGACTTCCGCAAGACATACCTGAACTCGGACACGTTCGAGCATCAGATGAATGTTATTGATCTTATTGAGAATCGGGACCCTGCTTGGGTCCACGAGTCTATGACGTACGAAAAAGGCTTGCCGCAATACGTGCTGGTTAACATGCCGCCGGAACACGCTAAGTCCATGACAGTCAGCATTGACTACATCACATATCGTATCTGTACGGATCCTAACATCCGTATCAAGGTTGTTTCCAAAACCCGCGAAATGGCCAAGGAGTTCCTTTATGCCGTCAAGCAACGACTCACGTCGGCAAGCTACATGGAACTCCAGCGGCGTTATGCACCTGCTGACGGTTTCAAGGCTACAGCTGACAAGTGGACTAGCGATAGTATTTACCTTGAACGTGATTCTGGGGAAAAGGATCCCACACTACAGGCTCTCGGTATCGGTGGTCAAATCTACGGGGCGCGTGCTGACCTTATCATCCTTGACGACACAGTTACCCTATCCAACGCAGGCGAATACGAAAAGCAAATCCGCTGGATACAGCAGGAAGTTTTAACACGCGTAGGCCCGACGGGGAAAATCCTAATCGTTGGGACTCGCGTTGACCCCATTGACTTGTACCGTGAGATTCGCAATCCC